TGCCAATTGCGCAATTACCGTGCTGTTCACCTGGGTGAGCAGATCCTCGAAGTTCAACCCCGGCACCGTCGAGAGATCGCCCTCGATGTATGGCACGCGGGGCAGTTCTTGGTATCCGTGGACTCCGTCTTGCCCGGCGATCATCGTGCGCTCGACGGGCGACGGTGAGACGGTGAAGTTGCCGCGAAGTTGGTATTGATTTCCATCGACGCTCAAGAACGCGATGCCAGCGAATCGAATCGCCATCGTCGTCACTCCTCATTTTTCAGGAAGGAAGGGAAAACGGCGCGACCCGCCTTCGGCCGCGCCGTTGATCGTTTGCTATTAACCGCCGAGTGAGAAGGTGGGCGGCAGCACGCCAGTCACGCCGATCGTCGCCGGGTTCGGACCGATGATCTGCGTGTCGATTCCCCTGTCATATTGGAGTCGAAATTGCGCGAGAACGGCGAAGATTCGGAGCTGATTGATGAGGTCAGGTCCGTAAAGCACGTTTACCCTGTTGGGATCATTTGGGTCTCGCTCGACAATCAGGTTCGCCTTGAACGCCTGGATGTTCTCAACGAGACCGACCCACATGTCGTCAGCGTATTCAGCGACGAGCTCGCCCTTGATGATCCCGGGCGTCACGATCGCTTGCCCTGGACCAAAGCGAGTCCCGTCATCGGCAAGTTTCACGCGCGGATATTTGCTCGTGATCGCATGCCGCTGATTGCGGATGAGGCGTGCGAGCGTCGCCAGCGTTGTGACGAGCTCATACGCATCGTCGCGGAAGCCGTAGAGGTTGAGTTGGTAGGTCGTGGTTTCACGACTGATCATCGGCTGGTTATCCGAGCCAGCCTTTTGCGTCGCGATCCCATTCGTCGCCAGCGAGTTGAGCTCGATCGTATCGAACCGGTCCTGCAGCGGCGCGAGCTTGACCGTGTTCAGGGTCAAGGTCTGCAGCGGCCTGGCCGGATCGTTGGTCAGCGCTCTTTGCGCCTTTGCCATATACGCGGCGACAAAATCGAAGACGCCCGAGGGCGCCGTCATCTCGACGCCAAGCACCGACGTCACACCGCTGTTGCGCGTGTTCCCGAAGGTGAGCAGGTCGGGATAGATCCCGCGACGTGCCGCAAAGATGTGGCCATATAATTGCCGACGCCACCCCCAGCGGCCCACGTCCTCGAAGCCATATTCGAGCTCCCAAGAATTGAGCGACGTGGAATCGGTGTACGGCAGCGCAACGTATTCGAACGGCTTCTCGCCGAGGTTGGCGATCGCGTCATCGAACACCGGCACGCCAACGCCGCCAGTGAGGAAGCCGGTCGGTGGCATCTGGATGCTTAGGCCGATCGGCGTTTGCTCCCCGCCGATGGTGCCGTAGTAATTAAGCTCGACGCGGATGTCGTTGCCATTGACGCCCATCCATGTGCAAGTCAGCGTCACGTGCGACGCCTGCGGCACCGCCGTGACCGGCAGATCGCCAACCTCATTGATCGCGTCGGCCATCGCAGCGCAGACCTCATCCGGCGTGTCAGATGCCGCGATGTTGGTCGCTACATGTCGCCCAGCAATATAGAGATGGATCGTCCCCGCCTCCGTCTGCTGCGCCGAGATCGCGATCGTCCCGGTCGCTGCACTGGCACCAGCAGGCTCGGGAATTCCGAGTCCCCAAACCTCGTTCGCAAAATTATTTGCGAAATAAGTTTTGAACATTCTGGCGACTTCGGAGCCAACGCCAAAGAGATGATCGGCCTGCGCCTGCGTTCCGATCGCGACCGGCACATTCGGCACACCGAGACCAGGATTCGCCGAGACGACATTCGGCGTCCAGGTCAAGGTGAAAGTCGCGCCGGTGCCGTTGCCCGATGTCGAATATTGAGCGACCGGATTTGTCGGCGGCGGCGTGTTCGCCGGAAGACTGCCGCGAGAATCGACCACCACCGCGGTGATCGCCCCGGCAGCACCAACCGTCGACACATGCAGATGAACGCCGTTGTGCAGCGAGATCGTGTCGGCGACGGCGTAGCCTGTTCCGGCGGCCGCGACCACGGCCGTGGAAACACCCTGCGTCGGCGCAACCATCGTGCCGACAATGAGCGCCGGTTGATACAAGACCGGAAGCCCGGCTTGGCTTGGGTCGACCTCAACCCAGTACAAGGGAATTTTGAGATCGGCCGGGATGTTACTAAAACTGATCGGCATGATGACCTCCTATGAGTTCTGCCGCCGCGTTGTTTGACTTCTTGCCGCGCCCGACCGAGCGCTTACTTCTTCTCTGCTTCTTTGTGCTCAGCGGTGCGCCCATGCTCGGCGCGTGCGCGCTGTGCCGTTTCCTGTCGCCCCTGCATCGAGTTCGCGCCTTGAACGATGCGAATCGATCCCTCGCGCAATCTGCGTTGCGTATAGCGATCAAACGGCCATTCGACCGAACCTTGCGAACGAAAGCGCATGCCATTCGGATGCTCGAGCACTTCGCGCAGCTCTTCGGTTGCCGGCTCGACGCGAACGCGCGTCGTCATCTTCTTTGCTTCCGCCAGCGCCTTGAGATGCCCCGGGCGAGCCTTCGGCCCGGCTGGCCGATTGACTTGCTGATTGGTCTTCTGCTGGGCGTATTGTTGTTGCTGCCGCGGCAATGCCATCGCTCGGTTTGCGTCGTAGGGATTGTACGGAGTCGCCATGTTCGTTCTCCTTTATGGTGGGTCGGGCGGCAGCGGAGTCGGCACCGAGTCCGGGGTGAACTCGTAGACGATCTTCACTTGATGAATCTCGCCTGGCTCGTATTGGCCGGGCGGGAATGCGGTTGTGACGGTGATGCGCTCGAGATCGGGGAAGTCGGTCGGTGCGAACCAGGTGCGCAGTTGAATCGTGATCCAGAAAAGTCGCGCGCCGACCGGGACCTCGTTCCTCGCCCCGGTTAATCCCCAAGTGTCGGTCCGGATATTGATGCGCGAAAATCCCTCGAGGGAAACGCTGTCCGGCAACGACGTCAGCCAGCGATTGGTAAACGTGTTGTCGCGCAGGATCTGATTGAGCACGAACCACGAAGCACGATCGAGTGTCCCGAGCATTACCGCCGGATCGTTGTTCTTCACGACGACCTGGATGCCGATCGGAATCTGATGAATGAATCGGATATCCCCGGCATTGAGATCGCCGTCGGCGATCATGTTCTCTTCGCCGCGAAAGACTCCAACGAAAGGAATCTGAATATCGTGCTCGATCTGCAGCGCGGTGCTGATACGTTTGCAGATAAAGTTTGCAAAGAACGACGAGCTCGAAATGCGATCAAAGATCGCGTTTTGAATGATGTAGGCGTAGCTCTGTGTGTCGCTGAGCCCGCCCGTCCCGGTCCATGTGATGTCGCGCGGTGTCGGCGCGTTCATGGCGCGGGCGGCTCCCATTTGCGGATCGCCAGCGTCGTCTCCCCGCCGCCATTCGGATCCGCGTCGGTCACCTCGAAGTCACCCGCGGCCGGGACATTGCCATCTGCCGGAATGGTGATGAGGTCGCCCTGGATCGGGATCGGCTGACCGATATCGAAGAACTCGTTGTCGCGGATGTCGAGCGTCGTCTCGTTGTCCGACATCATGAGTCCGGCCTCGCCCATGATGTCGACGGGGCCAGAATCATAAATGCCGCGCACGGTATAGGCGGGCGCGCCAGGATTAGAGTTGATCGGCGTGATGATGATCTCACGACCGAAAAAATCCTGCGTCGGCAAATAGACCAGCGTCGAAAAATCGAGGCCCATCTCATTTCTCTTTTACGGCTGCCCAGTTGATCTTCTCGTCGCGCAGTTTCAGCATCCGATCCCAGAGCGTTGCCAGCATTTCGGCGCGCAGGATCGGACGCGCGGAGGTGTGCGGCCGGTATGCTTCGACGGTGCGGACATACTTTGCTTTTCGCCGCCGCTTCTTGCCCGATGCGATGAAGGCCTCGTATTTCGGCAACGCGCGACGGTATCTGCGGAAAGCACCAGCCGAGCGCTGCATCTCATAGAGCGAGTGCGGTCGGATTTTCGTCGTTGCCGTTCCCCGCGCACGCGAGCGCATGGTGAACGGCCGATTGCGGTGCATGTCATCGACCTGAAAATCAGATAGCCCGGCACCAATATCGACGCGCTTGAAGTGGTCGATCGTCTCGATCATCCGGTCGATGGTTTCACATAGTGACTTTGTATCGATCTGGATCTGAATACTCATGCGTCAAACCTCGAAGCGCATGTACTGGCGCAGCAG